TTCCACGCAAAGCAGAACTTGCCATCCTGCACTGAATCGCCGCCTCCAAGGCAAACTCAATCGCCTTGTCAAACTCTCTGTTCAAAGCAGCGTTGTGCAACTCCTTCAACGCCTTCTCCGCCATCATGGCAGGCATCGCATAATCAATGATGTCAGTGTAAACGGTCGTTTCCATGCGAACAATATCTTTCTGAAAAATATATACCCCCGGGGGGTGTGGATTTGGGATTGATGGGGGGTGCTTCTGTGGGAGCAATAATTGTTTGGATGGATTAGAGCGTAGTACGCGGGAGGGTGGTCAGTCATGCACAGCGGGGGGTCCGGGTACGGTGGGTCCACCGCTCCGCCGTTTACGTCATCCCACCCCCTGCATCGTGCTGCGCTGTTTACGCATCGTCTGTACCCGTGCGTTTACGCTGGGTCTGACCCACTAGCTTCAGGTGGCCGCTCAGGGCTGCCTTCAACTCTGCTGCTGTCAATGGGCGCTCGGTGCTCTGCTGCTGGTCTCTCCACATACCAGCGCTGCGTCCTAGTAGTTCGAGTGCCTTCAACCGAGAGCCTTCCTGGTTGGCCTGTTTACTGAGTGCCACAAGACTTCGCATTACATATCGCTTGGTGGCCGCGATGTCATCCGCTAGTGCCTCTTGTGTCTCTTCCCAGGCCTCCCGGACCAGCTTGGCTATCCGTGGGTCTTTGGCGAGCTTGGACGCTGACGCTGACACAGTGACGTCCGCCGCTCCGCTGTTTGGGTATGCGTCCCGGTAGGCCTGACGCATGGACTTCCCTGCTATCAGCCCTTGGGCGAAGGCCATCTGGCTTTGTGTCAGTGGTCTATCTCTCTTCCACTCTGCTGCGCCTACTACTCTTCCGTCTGCCCTTACCTTTGGACCATCTGCGGCCTGGGCCATCCGTTCCGCTTCGCTGATGTCTTCCGGGCCCTCATGCGTGTAAACAGGACCATCCTCGCCGTCGTCCTGGCCCACATCCTCCAAGGCCCGCATGTAGTCATCCGCACTGATCCTCGCCATACCCGCAACCCTCTCGCCGCTCCAACCGTTCGCACACTGGCCCGGATCACCCCGACCATCATTTGTTCGCATGTTATCCACAGCTTGTTCATTTGGCAAGCAGTTATCCACAGCCTGTGGATAAGCCTTTGTTTGTGCTCAAAAATGAGGCATCACCTATGACATACCTGTGGATAACTTGTGTGCAAGTCGCTAGATTCGTCTGAAATAATTTTTTGATACCAGGGTAGCGGTGAACCCCTTGCGTCGATCCTGGGCCGTTCTGGTGGCTTTTAGAGGCATGTCGGTCTATACAGGAAAGACCCCTGATATTGACTCGGGATAACTTCACGTAGTACCCGCATCACGCGCACATCACGCGCAGGCGACTTGTGGTCTAGAGCGCCCCTTGTGGCCGTCCCTCTTGAGCGATAGCACTTGCACCCGTTCAAACACTAGCGCTACACTCGGGTTCCCCGTATGGGGCGATGGGCAACGGTGCCCAGACGAAACAGGAGAGAAGCAAAGTGACACACCCCACCCGTGAGGATTGGCTGACAGCCGCCATCGCATCCCTTCGCCCGGCGTTCTCCGGGCATGGTCTCAGCCTGCCCGCCCGCATTCGGGCAACCTGTGGCCTGCCTTCCACCTTCAGCCGTTCAGGCACCCTCGCCGAATGCTGGGCCGATACCGACTCAGCAGACCAGACCCATGAGGTCATGGTCTCTCCCACCCTGGCCGACCCGGCGCAGGTGCTGGCGCAACTGGTGGGAGCCCTGGCCCACGCCGCACCCGGTGCGATGTCCCACACATCAGGCGCATACATCGAGGCAGCCGCCAATCTGGGGCTTTGCCCCGTGGGTGACAACTGGAGGCAGGTTGCCGGTGCTGAAGACTTCCCCCAGGTTTACGCCTCCACCCTGGCCGCGCTGGGGCCGTACCCTCACGCCGCCCTGAATGTCGGGGTCAAAAAGACCCAATCCACAAGGATGCTCAAGGCCTGCTGTCCGACCTGCGGTTACACCGTGCGCCTCTCGGCTAAATGGGCGGCGCTGGGCCTGCCGACCTGCCCGACCGATGGCGACACCTTCGCCCTTGAATCCCAGATCGCAGCAGCAGAGGAGGTCTGACCATGAGCGCAGCAAACACCCTCATGGGGATGGGCCTTAACACCATCTCCGCCGCTTACTGGGCCGCGACCGGGCAGAAGGCGACCAACAACAAGGCGCAAATGGTGGCCGCCCTGGCGGCGCAGATCAACGCCGGACTGATAAGCCTGAACGACATCCGCCGCCTCGCCAATGCAGGCGCTGGCGCACCCGCTCCCGTCCCCGCGCCCGTCCCCGCGCCCACAGTCGCATCCGAGGCCGCTCGACTGAATGCCAGCCTGGGCAAGCCTGAACCCGCTGCAGCGCCAGCCGGTTACGCCGCCATTGAGAAGCACACCCGGCAGAACGCCGCCGACATCGCCTCCGTGCAGGGGGCGCTGGGAATCATGGGGGCGCAACTGTCCCAGGCCAGCAGCGAAATCCAATCCCTGGACCAACGGCTGGCCAACCTGGGGCAGCAGACCGCAGGAGCTAACGCCCGCCTCGGTCAGGTGGGGACCGACATCGCCAATCTATCCGCCCGCCTGGATGCTGGCACTCATGCCGCCCAGGCCGAGGCAAAGAGCCTACGCGCCCAGGTGCAAGTGCTGGCCGACTCGGTCGGGCAGATCACGATGCCAGTAGAGGAGATCAGGGCAGCAATGAGGCAGGCCGTCGCTGATGCCTGGGGTCCGGTCCGCGCCGCCGCTGAGGCCAACGGTACAGAGGCCGATGTCCGCGCCCAGGTGGCCGGACCTGCTGGCCGCGCCTCCGCCCTTGATGTCTTTGGGGTCGATGCCCGTGATGCTCGGGGACGTCCGCTGATGTTCAACACCTGGGCAGACGCCGCGCCTCCGGTGGATTCCTGCCATATCTGGACCGAGCCCGTGCTACGCATGCTGGCCCTGGCCGAGGCCACAGGGCGGAATGCGTGGTTGGCTGGCCCTGCCGGTGTGGGCAAGAGCCAGACCGTCCAGCAATACGCCGCCCGCACTGGCCGTGCGTTTGAACGGTTCCAGATGCACAAGCTGGCAGGGGTGGACGACTTCCTGGGGGCCGTGGGCATCAAGGCCGGGGATACCGTCTTTCAGCCTGGGCCAATCCTCCGCGCCTTCACAACACCCGGCGCGGTGTGCCTGATCGACGAACCCGCCACCGGGTCGCCTGCGGTCATGGCCGTCCTCAATGGCCTGTTGGAGCCTGGGCAGCCCCGCATCAGCCACGGGGAGAAGGTTTACACGCGGGCCCTGGGGACTCTGTTCTTTGGTGCCGACAACAGCAACGGACAGGGCGACACCGGGGGCCGGTTCGCTGGGGTGCAGCAGATGAACACCGCGACGATGGACCGGTTTAGCTTTGTGGTGCCCCTGACCTACCTCGACCCGGCAGACGAAGCCGCCGCCCTGGTGCTGCATACGGGTTGCACCCAGAAGATGGCCGACCACGTAATCCAGGCATTCACCCTGGCCCGCTCCAAGGTGGAGACCGGCGACCTGATCGACCCGCCCACCTTCCGGCAGGCTATCGCCTTCACCCAGGCTTGCACCGTGCTGCCACCGTCCGAGGCGTGGCGCGTCACCATCGCTGCCCGTCAGCCGATGGAATCCCAGGTGGCCCTGGCCGCGATCTACTCCGCCGCTATCGACGAAATCACCATCACCAACGAGGCCGCATGATGAAAATCGAACACCTGATGAGCCGCCCCACCGTCCGGGGCTTTGAGGCCCGCACAGGCCTGGAGTCCTTCGGCACGATGCTCTGCAAGATGTGGGGCCTTCCCCCCATCACCGTGACCTGGGGGCCTATCGCATCCGCCTGCATTGACGCACAGGGAAACGTGACCCTGGCAGACATCGCAGACGATGCGACCGTCACCCGCTCCGAGGTGGCCCGCTACGCTGGCTTTCTGCTGCATGAACTGCTGCACCGCCGCTATACCGACTTCAACGCCCGCGATGGCCGCCCCTACGTGGACCGTTTACACAATGCAGTCGAGGACGCCTGGATTGAGTACCGCTGCATCCGGGAAGGCCTGACCGGCAACGCCCGTGGACTGCTGCACCAACTGATCCGGGGCATGGTGGACGAAGCCCCCGCAACGGTGGATTGGTCCGCTGTCCCTCAGTACCCTTTCAGCCTCGCCGTCTACCTGCGTCAGTACGGGGTCACCGTGCCCGTCCCCGCCTCGCTGATGCCCACCTATCGGGAGGCACTGCGCCGCCTGCCCGCCTGCAGCAGCAGCAGCGACACGCTGGCCCTGGCTCAATGGGTGTTTACACAGATGCAGCAGCAGAGACAGCCCGAGCAGAGCAGCAAGCCCGACCAGGGCGACCAACCCGGCAACGATCAAGGCGACCAGCAGGGCGACCAGACCGGCGACCAGCAGGGCGACGGAAAGGGCGACCAGCAAGGCCAGCAGCAGGGCCAGGACGGGGCCGCTGGCGACGGCGAAGGGGCAGACCAGGGCGACACCCCGGCAGACGCTGGCAAGGCCGGGAAGCCCCGCGCCAACAGCCCGAGCAGGGAAGTAGAGCCGCAGGGCCCAGCCCCCAAGGGTGACACGGGAGGCACCTTCACCGCCCAGGCAAGTGAGGCCGGTTACAGGGTAAAGGGTGAAGCCCGCTCCCTGAACGTCACGATACCCGGCGCGCTCCGCTATCAAGTGCGTCGCCTCTTTGAGAACACCGCCCAGGATTGGGTCGAGCCCGGTTACCGCTCTGGACGCCTGAACCCTGGAGCGCTGCACCGAGTCCCCCACGGTGGCGAGGATGTGTTTACACGCCGTTTCGAGCGCGACGGTATCGACTCCGCCGCCGTGCTGCTGCTGGACATGAGCGGGTCAATGACGGGTGAACTGACCGACAACGTCCGCAAGATCGACACCGCCGCCGCCTGCACCTGGGCGCT